CTTCTGGAAACTTTACCTCAGGAACCGCCCTACTTTACGGAGTATCATAATGCCTAAAACAAACACACTTCCACAAATTAAAATTGTTAATGTTGAAACTGGCGAGGAAATCGTACGCGATGCCAATACTCAAGAATTAGCGCAAATGGAAATTGATGCTGCTAACGCACCAGCGAAGCAAGCCGAAGTAGAAGCGAAGGCAAATGCTCGCCAAGCAATCTTAGATCGTCTCGGTTTAACAGCAGATGAAGTTGCAATTTTACTTGGATGAAAGCTCGACTAAGTAAATCTATAATTCAATTTAGAGAGCAGGCAGACGATGCTTATCCTGACAGAGACCGTCGTTCTGACGGAACTTACGGAGATGCCCGGCATTCAACCAAAAAGAGCGATCACAACGCTTGCCCTATTACAGGGTTCGTCCGTGCTTTCGATCTCGATGCTTCTCTCGATGGGAAAGATGCCACAGCTCATTACCTTGCCGATCAGATACGAGCTCACGCCAAAACAGATAAGCGAATTGCATATGTCATTTTTAATAAGCGAATTGCGAGCAAAAGAACGCTTTGGCGCTGGGTCAAATATCGGGGTACAAACCCACACACTCAACACATTCACATCAGCTTCACAAAGGCTGGCGATGAAGATCGTTCGTTTTTTCAAATCCCACTTCTAGGAGGCAAGTAATGAATCTAAAGAATCCCGTAGTGTTAGCAACAGGAGCATTCTTAGCTGCATGGTCAGCAACTAATTTTGATATCGATTACCGTGCAATCCTCTGGTCAATCCTGTCAGGCATATTTGGATATGCAACACCTAAAAGATAATGACTGTGGAGGACATGGCGGTTCTTGCTGTTGCTGCCACGACCGTTATTGGTTCGTTTATTGGCTCGGTGCGATGGTTAGTAAAGCACTACCTTCAAGAATTAAAGCCAAATAGCGGATCATCGATGCGCGATCAAATAAACCTACTTGAGGCGCGTGTCGAAACCATCCTTCGAATCTTAGAGAAGTGACAATTAAGACATGGCGAGAAAAAAGGTTATTGACCTAGAAACTTACAACGCTCTTGACACCTGGGCTATTAGCCTTCAAGAGATGTATAGAGCTTTGCGTAGAGCAGGCTTTGAAGTTGATCTAGCGTTGGCAGTCATTGTCGAGCCATCAGCATATCCAGCTTGGATATTGCCAGACCCTATCGATCCAGAGCGCTTTGGCGACTACGATGACGAGGACGAGGACTAAACCTAATGAAGAAAATTGTAATCCTAAGTGATTTACAAGTTCCCTTCGAAGATGTACACCTAACACGCAACATAGCAAAATTCTTACAGACATTTAAGCCAGATCAAACAGTCACTATTGGCGATGAGATCGATTTCCAGACTATAAGCAAGTGGTCTGATGGAACTCCAGGAGCCTACGAGCAAACCCTGGGCGATGATCGTGATCGCTGTGTCGAGCTTCTATGGGAACTAGGCGTAACTGACTGCATTAGGTCAAATCATACAGATCGCCTATACAACATCATTATGAAGAAAATTCCATCATTCCTATCTTTGCCAGAACTACGTTTTGAGAAGTTTATGAAGTTTGATGAGCTTGGGATTACATTCCATAAAAGACCAATGCAACTTGCACCTAACTGGGTGGCAGTTCATGGCGATCATACGCCTATCAAGTCACAGGGCGGTCTAAGCGCGATGGAAGCGGCTAGGCGTACAGGTTCTAATATCATCTCTGGACATACCCACAGGGCAGGGCGTACATCCTTCTCAGAAGCCATAGGAGGTCGAATGGGGCGTGTTCTGCATGGGGTTGAGGTAGGCAACCTAATGGACTTTAAACAAGCCGCATATACCCGAGGAACGGCTAATTGGCAACAGGCTTTCGCGATTATGTACATTCATGGAAAGAATGTCCAAGTTGACCTAATCTATATCGAAAAGAACGGCACATTCATAGTTCAAGGAAAAGTCTATGGACGACCTCGTTAGAGACTTAGTACCTCTCAGGCGCTCGATAGATAATGCGGTCGATGATGCAGAATCGTTACCGTTTCGTTATCAAAAGTAGCACATTTTATCGTAGGTCTATGGTTCACTAAGCCTGTTACTAGCCGAAGGTGCTAGTGCGATAGGGGGCAATATGACAGACAATCAGATTATCGGCGCAGCTTTACTTTTGTTTCCGATATTGGTAGGAATAATTTATGCACATGTAGCAGAGGGTAATTACAACAAAGGATTTCGTGAGGGTTATCATCGAGGTCGAGCTGTGAACCGTCAAGAATTTTGGCAAGAATGAAAGCCAAAGAAGTATTACAAAGTGCAACCGATGTCATGCAAGATCGTGGTGCAATCTATGGTCATCCGAAAATCAACCAAGATCGGATCGCTCGCAGACTTACCAATTTACTTGATTTCCCAATCGAGGACTACCAAGCTTGTCTTGCAATGGTCGAGGTCAAACTCTCAAGAATCCAAGAATCCCCGGGACACATTGACTCATACATCGATGCCTGTGCTTACCTTGCACTAGCTTGTGAACTCAAAACAGAAGAGGATGAACTATATGTTTAATTTAGCCGATTATGAACCAGTAGAGGTGAGACTTGAGAAATTTATTAAGGACTATCCAGATTTTCGTATTTCAACTGAATTGGAAGTTATCGAGAGTAATCGATATGTTGTTAAGGCGTATCTATTCAAAACTGCTACAGATAGTGTTGCGTGGGCAACTGGGCTGGCTGAAGAGACAGTTACTAGTCGAGGCGTTAATCAAACTTCAGCATTGGAGAATTGTGAAACTTCGGCGATCGGCAGAGCGCTTGCAAATGCAGGTTATGCTCCTAAAGGAAAGCGCCCAAGCCGCGAAGAAATGACAAAAGTAGTTAAGGGTCCTGCTCCTAAAGTTGAAAAGGATTATTGGACTACACCATTTGGTGAACAAAATGAATTATTAAAGAAGGTTGATGCTCCCGTAACGATCGATGCAGCTCTTAATACAGTTTCAGAGATACTGGGAACTGCAAAGGTAGTGCCAAGTTGCAAACATGGAGACATGGAGTTTAAGGATGGAAACAAGAATGGTCGAGCATGGGGTGGCTACTTCTGCCGACACATTGGAGTACAAGGATCAGAGCCTAAATGTCCAACACTTTGGTATCAATTATCTAGTCAAGGAACATGGGAACCACAGAAGGCGAGAGTATAATGGGATACATTGAAATTCACAATGCAGATGGATTAGGTGGATGGGTCAACTTTGATGATATTCCATTTATCGAGATCATCAACTGTCAGTTATGTAATGAGCCAACAGAAGCTAGAGACATCGTTGCTAACATCGTCATTAAGGATGCACAGCCATCGGTTGGTGCGTGGCAATGCAGGAAATGTCATGCTGTCAATGGATAAGGAAACACTAATAGCGATTCTAACTGGACTAGTCATTGCTCTATCGTTTGCGATGGGATACTTAGTTAATGGCTTCACAGCATAGGAAACACAGAGGGTTCCGAACAGAGCGTGTTGTAGCACAGTACCTATCGACTGTGTGGGAAGGCGCGACTGTCGGAAGGGGTAGTGGCAAGGATATTGTCAATGTTCCTTTTGACTGCGAGGTGAAATCTAGAACAGCGTTCCAGCCTCTAAGTTATTTGCGACAATTAAAAGCTCGAACCGACAAAACTGGGGAGTTGGGGTTTGGGGTTTTACGGCTAAATGGACAAGGAGAAGATGCTGCTGAGTATTGCGCCATCATCCGATTAGCCGATCTATTGCCACTACTTATACTTAAATACGGTCACTTAGACAAAGAACCTACAGAGGCAGACATTGACCGGTGTACTGTCTGTGGGGCTTATATGATCAGGAGATGTTTAACTTGCCAGCCTATGACTACAAATGTTCCAGATGCAATCTCAGTCAAGAAATCAATCATGGATGGCACAATCGACCAATAGTGTTATGCACTTACTGTAATGAACCAATGAACAAGGTGATTACAGCTAATCCAATTCACTTCAAAGGCAAGGGATGGGGCAAAGATTGAGAGTCTTATTAGCTTGTGAGGAAAGCCAGGCAGTCACTAAAGAGTTTAGAGCCCTAGGTCATGAGGCTTATTCATGCGATATCTTGCCTACATCCGGGGATAACCCGGAATGGCACATTCAAGGCGATGTATTAAGTCGCTTAAATGATGGTTGGGATATGATCATAGGTTTTCCTCCTTGCACTTATATGACCAATGCCGGAGCTGTAAGGATGTATCCTAAAAAGGGTGAAATTGATCCAAACCGTTATGCCCTAGCAATGGAGGCTAAAGAATTCTTCATGGCTATATATAACGCCCCTGCAAAACATATTGCTGTTGAGAATCCTGTACCAATGAAAATCATAGGCTTACCCGAGAAGAGCCAAGTAATACAGCCTTACCAATTTGGTGATCCATATTCTAAAAAAACTTATCTATGGTTAAAGAATCTACCTCAATTAGTACCGACTAATGTATTGACCGAATATCAACCCTTTATCAATGGTGGAGGGATGCGTTTAGACAAGGCTCATTACAATAACAAGAAGTTTGCTAACTCTTCAATTGAAAGATCAAAGACATTTCCAGGTATAGCAAAAGCAATGGCAACTCAATGGGGTTAATCCAACACGCCGTCTGACCTGCACTTATAGTTAGGAGTTTGACATGAATGGTACTCTCAGGGCTAGAGCCCATCAGGGGCTCAGAGCGATCCGCTCGCGGATAGATCGCTCGGTAGCCATCGCTATTGTGATAGGTCTGTTTGCGCCAATGACACACGCAAACACGGGCTCAATAGATGCCTTTAAGAATGACCCTAGAAAATACATAAATGCAACAATGCCTAAGCATGAAGCCAAATGTATTAAGTTACTAATTAGTAAAGAATCAGCATGGAATCATAAAGCGGTTGGTAATCTATCAAGTCCAACAAAGTCTTATGTATATGGATTACTACAAATAAAGAATCCAATAGCAAAAGACATGAATCCAATGCAACAGATACAGCTGCACATGAGATACTTAGACCATCGTTACGATGGATCAGCTTGTAAGGCTTGGTCTCATTTCAAGGATAGAGGATGGCATTGAGTAGATCAGCACTCACATCCAAAGGTGGAACAACTAAGTGGCGTAGGATAAGACAACAAGTAATCAATAGAGATAGATGTTGTCAAGCTTGTGGCACAGAAGAGATGCTTACTGTCGATCACATTGTTCCTCGTACGCTTGGTGGTGATGACAACTTAAATAATCTTCAAGTGTTATGCTCATCATGTAATTCAAGCAAGGGGGGTAGGTTTTTTGATAGTCACAGGACACCCCCGACCCTTCATAGTTCTTTTTACCCCAAAAACGAGTCATCAAGCCACTATCAGCTCGAAAAGGACGAGAACTAGTCATGACGGCTGAAATCGTCTCTATCGGGCTTACATCGGCTGAGGGAGGGGTAACAGAAGTGCGTTATGGGTCTCAAACGCCCAGAATCATGTCTCCAAGCCTAGATTTACCTTCAAGAGGTCAAGAGATGATCGACTTCTGCAAAGAGATCGGGTTTCCATTGCTACCCTGGCAGGAACTGCTTGCAATTGAGAGCTTGAAATACAAACCCGATACCAGGTGGGCTCATCCATTGGTCGGCATCATGCTTCCGAGACAACAGGGCAAGTCCACATTCATGGCGCTTCGAATCTTGTTTGGTATTTATCGACTAGGTGAGAAGATGCATTTAGCAACAGCTCACAAACTAACTACATCATCTGAGATATTTTTTAAGGTCGGTCAAATGATCGATAACTCTCATATCTTGCAAGAAAACTTTTCAAAGAAGTATGAATCAAAAGGAAGCCAAGAGATCAGATTTAAGAATGGGGCGCGTTACCTAATTAGAGCAGGAAACAGCGCAGCTCGTGGTATAGCGGGTCCAGATGTAATTCATATTGACGAGTTACGAGAATTTGATACAGAAGATGTCTGGTCATCAATGCGATTTACCCAGATGTCGAATAAAAATCCTCAAGCCTACTTCTATAGCAATGCTGGTCATGCTGGATCGGTTCTATTGCTTAAATTTAGAGAGCGAGGACTAGCTGCTGCAAGTGGAGCCGATGATTCTATTGGATGGTTTGAATGGTCGGCTGAACCCGGGGCTAACATTGATGACAAAGAAGCCTGGTATCAAAGCAATCCATCATTAGGTCACACAGTCCATGAAGATAACATTAAAGACTCTTTATCAGATAGAGAGGACATATTTAGAACCGAAATCTTATGTCAATTTGTTTCAATGATTAACCCAGTCATCTCAGAGGCAGAATGGAAGAAATGCAAGGATGACTCGTTTAAGCTTGATCGCGAGAAGGATACTTGGATGGCTATCGATCTAAGTCCAGACAGAAAACACGCAAGTTTAGTTGCAGGTCAAAGAATCGAAGGCGATAGGTTTATGGTTGCCCTATTGCAGACATGGTTTAACCCAGTATCGATTGATGACAAACAAATGGCTAATGACATTGCTCCTTGGGTTCGAAAGTTTCCAGTCAACTATGTTGCTTATTCTAAATCAACGGCTGGAGCAGTAGCAGCTCGATTAGCGCCAGCGGGGATTCCAGTTTATGAAATAAATGCTCAGGATTATCAGCAATCATGCGATGAATTTGTTTCGGCTGTATCTAGCGCTCGTATTGTGCATGAGGGGCAAGAAGAACTCGACAAACAAGTGTTATCGGCAGTAAAGCTTCAAAGAGGCGATGGCGGATGGGTCATGGGCAGAAAAGCATCTGGAATAATCTGTGGCGCAGTATCGGCTGCAATGGTTACTCACTTCGCGACACGCGCAGAGACAGAAGTTGACATTCAGATAGGATAGTGTCTAAAAACTAGGCATATAGTGTATAGTATGTCCAATGGGAATTAAAGAATTTTTGTTGCCGAAATCTGCTCCTGAACAAATCACAGTTGATGCAGCTTCGACTCCTGCACCCTTTAATAACACAGCATCATTCAATCCCTTTGTATTTACTCAGTCAGTTGCAAGCCGTCAACAGGCAATGGCGGTTCCAACAATTGCAAGAGCCCGTAACATTATCTGCTCAACACTTGCAGGCTTACCATTAGAGGTTTATTCAAAGCTAAACGGTTCTCATGTTGCAGCACCTTCAGTAATCAACCAACCAGATCCAAGAGTTCCCGGCTCTGCTATTTATGCATGGCTCGCCGAGGATATTTGGTTGCATGGAGTCGGTTACGGTCAAGTCATGGAGCAATACGGTGACACAGGAAGAGTTCGTGCATGGACTCGCATTGCTCCCGATCGCGTAACTCCTAAATTAAATAATTTACAAACTGAAATTGTTGGCTATCAAGTCGATGGAAGTGTTGTACCTACGCAAGGCGTGGGCTCTCTCGTTGTATTCTATGGATTAGATGAAGGTTTACTAAATAGAGCAGGGCGCACAATCCGTGCAGCTCATGCGCTTGAACAGGCTGCTGAATCGTTTGCTAAAGAGCCAGTTCCTCTTCAAGTATTAAAATCTAACGGTACAAACCTTCCAGCAGAGCGCATTGCAAAACTTCTTGAATCATGGAGAACGGCAAGACTAAACAAATCTACTGCGTTTCTTAATGCAGATGTAGAGTTGCAAGCGCTGGGCATCGATCCTGCAAAACTACAGCTTAATGAAGCTCGTCAATATGTCGCGCTCGAATTGGCTCGCGCTTGCAACCTTCCCGCTTATTTCGTAAGCGCTGAAACAACAAGCATGACATACAGCAACGCTATTTCGGAGCGCAAAGCCCTCATTGACTTTTCTATAAAATTTATTTTAACAGCAATCGAACAAAGATTATCTATGCCAGATTTCATTTCTAGCACTACAGAAGTTCGCTTTTCACTAGATGATTTCTTGCGTGGCGATCCATTACAACGCGCTCAAGTCTATGAAATTCTAAATCGAATTGGCGCAATGAGTGTGGAGCAGATTCAAGAAGAAGAAGATCTAATCAATAACGAGGAGAACCGATGAAGATAACTATGCCAGTAACATTAACGGCAGCCGATGCAGAATCTCGCATTATCGCTGGTCGCATAGTGCAATGGAACGCTGAGGGCAACACATCAGCAGGACCAACAATGTTTGAGCCTAATTCAATTAAATTTTCTAAGAATATAAAGCTAGTACTTCAGCATGATCAAACCAGACCTTTGGGAAAGCTCGTTGAGTGGTCACAGGATGACATGGGCGTAACGGCTAGCTTTCGCATCGCAAAAACGACTGCTGGTAATGATGCCCTTGAAGAGGCAGCAACTGGACTAAGAAGCGATTTTAGCGTGGGTGTAGATGTTGAAGATTGGGATAACAAAGATGGCGTTATGGCTATTAGCGCATCTAAGCTCATAGAAGTCAGTTTGGTCACAGACGGAGCAATACCCGGGGCAGAAGTGCAAAAAGTCGCCGCAGAAGATAACAAAGTTTCTGAACTCGATGTTCAGGATGAAACACCAAAAACCACAGAAGGAGAACAAGTGTCAGACACTACCGTTCCAGAAGTCGCTCCTGCCGCAGAAACGGTAGAGGCTGCAAAAGTTGAAGTAAAAGCTGCAACAGCACCTTACACTTCAGTCAAAGTTCGTAACCCAATCGTGGATAAGGCTTCTTATCTCGAGCATTCAGTCCGTGCCTCACTAGGCAACGAGACTTCAAAGATGTATGTTGCAGCAGCAGCAGACACAACAGACAACGCTGGCTTAATCCCAACTCGTCAATTAACAGAGGTCATTAACGGAATCAGCAATGCCGATCGTCCTTTTATTTCAAGCATTTCGACAGGTGCCTTGCCTGACGCTGGCATGACTTTTGAAATCCCAAAGATCACAGTAGCTCCAACAGTTGCAGTAGCATCAGAAGGCGGCGCACCATCTGAAACAGATATGAACTCAGCTTTCGTTTCTGTAAATGTTCAGAAGTTTATTGGCCGCCAAACATTTAGTCTAGAGCTTCTAGACCGTTCATCTCCAGCATTCTTTGCAGAGCTAGTCCGTCAAATGGAATTTGCATACGCAAAGGCTACAGATGTAGCAGTTGGTACAGCACTTATCAATGGTGGAACAGATGGCGGAAACCGTGCAGCACTTACAACAGGTGCATTGGTTGCTGACTTTGTTTCAGATGCAGCTGTTTCTATTTACAAAGGAACTCTTGGATTTGCTCAAAACATTGTTGTTTCTCCAGAACAATGGGGCGCATTGATGGGCTTGGTCGATGGTTCAAACCGTCCAATCTTCCAGCAGACAATCAACCCTCAGAATGCTGGCGGAGATCTAACTGCAACAGCGATTCGCGGAAACCTTCTAGGTCTAAACCTACGCGTTTCACGCGCATTGACAGATGCTTCAGGACTCGGAGACAACACATTGATCGTTGTTAATCCAGATGCTTACACATGGTACGAGTCACCACGCCTATCACTTCAGACAAACCTAATCTCAACAGGTCAGGTTGAAGTTGGATATTACGGCTATGGAGCAGTCGCTACAAAGCTTGGCGCAGGTTCATACCGTTACATGGTTGCATAGTAATTAACTAATCATGGGGGGGCGGTTGCTCCCGATCGCTCCCCCAGCCGTTTAACGAGAGGAATTGGAAATGGCAACAATAGTCACACCAGCCGAATTACGCTCTGTGCTTGGCGTTTCCAATTCCCTCTACAATGACGCATATTTAACAGATGTGATAGATACGGCTGAGTCTGTAATTTTGCCAATGCTTGTTAAGTATTCAAGTCCAATCGATGTTGTAGCACTTCAAGATAACATTGCGACATATTATGTTTTAGGAGATAACAACTTTGGAGTGGGTCAGAGCGTAGTCGTCACAGGCGTAGGCTCCCCATTTAACGGCACTTTTACAATCCTAGAATCAAGCAACTTAGATTATGATTCATTTATTCTACGATCTAACTCACGCATATTTTTGGATGGTTCATACAGAGAATTTAACGGCTTTTTTACAGTAGCCATAACAAACGCTGATATTACAGAGCGCAAAGTAATCCCATCAGGCTTAGCAACTCTTTCAGGCGCTTCAACTTATGTTGGAAACGCAGCCGTAGAGTCAGCAGTTCTAGCAGTATCAGTAGAAGTATTCCAGAGCCGTATTGCTCCTGGTGGACAGATCGAAGGAATCGATTTTACTCAAGTAAGCCCATATAGATTAGGCCGTAGTCTTTTCAATAGAGTTTCAGGGCTATTAGGTCCATTTATTGATACTGATTCAATGGTGCAGTAATGCCCAATACAATTTTAGACACAATTAGACAGCCATTAGCAACAGCCTTTGCAAGCGTTGCAGGCAATGTCTATGCCTATGTTCCAGAAGCTCCAATGGTTCCTTTTGTAGTAATGGTTCCAGATTCACCTTATTTTGAATTAGAGACTCTGGGCAAATCCCAGATAAGAACTAAGATCAATATCGTTATATCTGTAG